AACAGTTAGTAGATGCAATAGATGGAGCATTTAAGGCAGCTAGTACAGTTGGGCAAGCTGATAGTACTCGTAAGTATTTGGCTTTGGCTTTAAATCTTCCTGTGGATGCTAGTTTGGATGCTGTTAAAAAAGCTGCTAAAAAAGCCTCTCCTGCTATACAAAAAGAGCTATCAGGTGTAATAGAATCTATAGCTAAAAAAGCACAGAGCAGTAGTGGCTCTGTAAAAGCTTTTGTAGATGGATTGTCTGAGTCTGCAAAAGTATCTCAAACCCTAGCAAATAGCTTTAAGGCTTCGGATCCACTAAGTAACTTCTTGGATGAGTCTAGTAAACAAATTCTTG